GTCGCGCCGTCTGCTACAAGAACTCGGTTATACTGGAGGTTAGCGTTATTGCCGGAGTAGCTGTACGTCGCGCCGTCTGCTACAAGAGTAAACCCGCCAGCCGGGGTGTAGACAAGATTGGCGTTGTTTCCTGAGTAGCTGTATACCGCCCCTTCTGCTACAAGTGTGTAGGAGCCCGCCGCGCCCTGCTGCGAAAGCAGTGTTGTGAGCACCTACCGCTCCTTGTCGGGGCTACGTCAAGCGAACAAGATCAGAGACAGTTATACAAGGACCACGAGTTCCTGACAAACGGCAGAAAGGTGCGATTGAAGCAGAATCACGTCGTAAGTGTCCGTGCCATCAATTGCGCAGTACGCCGCCATCCGGCCGCCGAGAGTAGCTCCGCCGACCTGGATAAAGTCAGTGTTGGTGTAGGGACTGAATACCCGGTTCTGAACGTCGAACCGGAAGAACTGGTTTGCCGCGGACGCCACATAAGCGTTGACATAGAACATCCGGCCTTCGTTCTCGAAGGGGGCGTAACACCCCGTCGAGCCCGTGCCGATAGTCGTGGTGTTGCCGTCATAGGCAATCGCGCCAGTCCAGGTGCCGGTAATCGACCCGGCAATATCCAGCAGGTCAAGCGTTACTACTGCGCCGCCACGGAAGAAGTAGTTGAAGCTATGCCGGGCGTTGCGCGCCGGATCAGGCTGGATACCGAAGGACGGAGCCCACATGCAGCCCGCACCGTTTGCAGCGGGGGCCGTGCCAAAGTAGGTCGCGGACCAAGCGTTGGAGGCGATGCTGTTTGTGCCGTTATTCACGGTCGCATCGCTGTAGTTCCACGTGTAGGTCGTGGTGTTGGCCGTGGTCCGCAAAACCATCAGGTTCGGCAACTCGATCACATACTTGGCCGAAGCCGAAGGCTGAGTCGTCCACGCCGTACCGAGGGTATAAACCGGCGAGGCTCCTGCCGTGTGCGAGGCGATAATGCGCCGCTGACCCACCGCCGCCGGGGTGGTCGTATCCTGGACAACGCGGATTTGGAAATTTCGATACTCGTTGGCCGCAACCACTGCATCCCCGCCGGTCGCCTGCCCGGTCAAGGTCGACGCGCCAGCAGCCGTGGCGGTCAGCGAGGTCAGGCCCGTATCGTAGGTGAACGAGCCTTTGACCATACCCTCTCCGGGCTTCATGTCGAAGGGCGTGTACTGCTCGTCAAGAACGAGGATGCTGGAGTCAGTGGAAAGGGCGGCGGGAAGGTTGGTAATTGACAGGCCGGTGGATAGAGTGTTCGCCGCGACCTCGAAGGACCGCCATGCGTTGGACGCCAGTGTGCCGGAACTCAGCATGAACAGGCGGCCGGACAGGATTTCGTAGCGAGCGCCGGTCGCGGGCGTGAAGGTGAAAGCCGCCTCAACGGTGATGGTCGGGGTCGTGCCCGCCGTGTTGCCGACGATCCAGCGCTCTTCGACCTTGCCTGCCGTGGTGTCGGTGATGCGGAGCTTGAAACCCTTGTCGCCCGAGCCGCCACGATTGGCGAGCATGTTGAGGCCGACCGCCGTTGGGAAGGCCGTCGAGATAACCACCGAAGTCGTGGTCGCACCCGCCGCAATCGTGCCGACAAGACCGAGAGACGGGGCAAAAGCTGACGTGGAGCCTGCGCCGAACGCGCCCGCCAGAGCGGGCGAGGTCATCGCCTGCCACGCCTTGGTGACGATGTTGTAGCGGTTCAGAACTGTGGCTGACAGTAGATTGTAGGCGAATGGGTTGCGGCTCAAGTCCGAGCGCAAGTCCGATGCCATAGATGCCGCCGCCACATGCGCGTTCGGGCTTGGGTTGACCTGCCGCCAGACGAGTTGGTCGATGACCTTCTTGAAGGTGTTGGGCATGTAATCCTCAAGTGATCCGAGCGCGGACGCATTGCGCCCAAGCCGTGCGGTTGGTATCGAAAATCTGCATCTGCGCCGAGTAACCGCCGATAGCCGCGATATTGCTCAGCGAACTGACAGTGGTTACGGTACTGACAGTGGTTACAGTACTGACTGTGGTGACGGTCGTAACTGTGCCGCTCTCAACCACCACTGTGCCGCGCTGCCTGCCCAGCGACTTGTCGTAGCCCAGCGGGGCCATGAGCATCTGGAGGATGCGCAGAAGCAGGTTGCCGGAATTGTCGTCCAACACCGGCACTGGGTTAGCAACACTGGCAGGGGTCGGAACCCCTGCAATCAGCGATTCAATAACTGTTTTCTGGTGGTGTAGTCCGTTGTCAAGGTCGGTAGCTACGCTTGCGCCTGTACCAGGGGTATAGCCAAGTGAAGAATCGGACACTTTGTTTCCTTAGCTCAATGTAATTACCGCACCAGTGAAGTCTACAGTGAACGTCTCACCGTTCGCCATCGTAATAGACGATCCGTAGTCCCACCAGCCGACCAACGGCTTGTTTGGGGAAGTAGGCGTATCGTCGTAAAGAACGACATAACGAAACGGGCCCACCGAGCCCGAAGCAGTCATCACAAGATCCGCCAGCACCAACGTATACGTACCGCCTGTCTGAGAAGAGCTTGTAGTAGTCACGTTGCGGGACGACAGATTCGTGTAGCTAATCTGCGTGATGTCGGCCAACACGCTGTTAGCCGCCACCGGAGCCGTGTTGGTCAGTGCAATTATGAACTGATCAGTGCCGAGGTTAGCCACCTCGACCATGTTCTCGGCCCACGCATTGAACTTGTTGAAGGTCGCCATAATTCCCTCTACTTAATCCCAAGTGCGGCAGTGACCGAGGCGATAGCGGCGACTTTTTGCGAAAGATCCTGCTCGCGCTGCTCAAGGGAGGTGCGGTCCCGTTCAAGCTGTTCCTGAGCGGCCTTCAACTGCGCCTCGCGCTCATTGAGTGCTGCGGTCTGAAGCTGCGCTTTAGTCAGCATATTCTCCGCAGTCTTCTCTTTGAGCGCTGCGGCCGACTGCGCAGCCAGCGCTGCCGTCTTGAGGCGGGATGCATCCTCCTGAGCCGCGGTAGTCACAATCTCAACCTTACTCTCCGCAGCCTTGAGCATACGCTCAACGCTTTGCTCAGCGTCCTTGAGCAGCCGTGACGACTCTTCCGCGGCATCCGCCAAGGTCTTTTTAGCCTCGGCAAGCTGGCGCGTAGCGTTCTTCAGCATCTCTTCCGCGGTCTCCGCCTTGCGGATGCGCGTCCACGCCTCGGTTGCGTCCAACGTAGCCTTCTGTAGCAGCCCCAGACGCTCCTGAAACTTGGTAGGGTCCGCCAAAATGGCAAGATTCTCCAAGACAGAATCGCTACTACCACCAGTAATACTGACGCCGCTACTCATTGCTTGATCCCCGCTTGGAGAACAACAAGCCGAACAATGCCGGTACTAGCCGTAACACGGATACGCAGCGCCTGAATAGGAAAGGCGTAGTTGCCGTCCCTATTTTGGTTCACGATATTAGCGAGGCTAGCGTGGGGGAACCACGTAGCTGTTGCAGGGCTGAAGCCGGGCGCAAAAATGTTGTCGAACGTGTGTTCTACCGTGTATGTCGGCGTACCGGAGACAACGATTGCGCCAAGGCCGATGTTGAATGGCGTAACGTGCAGGTTGGGCACGTAGAGCGTTGAACTGCTCGTGTCCGACGCAGTTAGGTAGGCTGGCTGTGCCATTTTATCTCCTTACAAAGCGGAAACAAAAGGCTTACTTAGACTTCAAAAGTCGTAGGAGCCACCGCACCATTAGAGGCACGCTGAACGTACTGGACGGTAATGACCGCGCGGCCAACACCAGCCGCGACACCAACCGCGTAACGCACCCAAAGCTGCGTGTCAGCGTTGGTCGGCAGCGTAGCCCAGTTGAGCACGTTGGCAATTGCCGTCGTGGTGAAACGTCCGCCACCAGTAGTGGCGGTGGCCGGGAAAAACTGCGCCCCACCAACTGCGCTACCGACAGAGATCGTTGCCGTCGAAGAGCCGCCAGGGACCACGGTCTGGTCAACCGTGATATTGATGATCTGCGCGCCAGCAGGGAGGTTCCCGAAGCGGAGATCGACGTTGCCGACGCCCGCAGTGACGACGCCCGTGTCAACCGACTGCGAGAGAACCACGAGGCCGGTGTTGCGGCCTTCAGTCACCGTGCCAAAGCGCTGCGTGCCCGAACGGATAGGCCCAGAGAAGGTAGAGAAACCCATGATTTGTCCTCAGTGCACACGCCGCCTTGAGGAGAGTCTGCCGGGGCAGTCGGCGTGCGGGGGGAACCCCGGCGGCCCTTTATACCTTAGGACGGCGCGGGAGTCAAGCCTGCCAGACCCATCTTTTTTTGCCGCAGTCATACAGGCGTCGGCACCCCATAAGAAAAGTCATCTCGGCCTCCGTGCGGGGGTCCGTTTCTGGGTCGAACGTGTCGCTTGCGCCGTGCTCTTGCAGGCGCTTGGGGAGATTGCGCCGCTGGTAGTGCGTCTTGGGGCGCAGGCCCAGCCTAGGGCTCCAGACCTGATAGTCTGGTCCGGACTCTTCCTCAAGAGCAAACCCTAATTGCGCGTACATACCGCCTTCAAAGTAGCGGTTATCAGAGAACGATTTGACCTCCAGCGGCTGATGCTCAGTCAGGAAAGCTTTGAAAAGCCTAGAAGCCGCCCCAGCAACCGTGATCCGCGTAGCGTAGCGCGTCAGGGTCCACACCCGCTTAGTGGTACTGCCTCGGTCGTTGGCCCCAAAAGTAAAGCGCATGCAGGCAACGAGCTTGTCCTTCCAGAACAGGCCGTAGTGTTCTCCCATGCCGTCCCCGCCTTGGGGGTGGTAGCGCTCGTAGAACGCCTTGGCCTCTGCGTTGGTGGGCTTGCCCAGCTCGCACTTCCGTGCCATGAGACGCCCCCGAGCCTTACCGATAGCGTTGCGCAACAAGCGGCGGAGCGCGTACCCCCGGGTCAGCCACTCGGACTCGTAGACGGTCAGCAGGCGAATACCCAGCGCACTGCACGCCTTGTACTTTTCGTAGTGCTTGAGCCTGTTTTTTCGCTCAGACTCTGCGTCTCCGTGGCTATGCCAGTAGTCTCCGCAGTACTCAACCGCCATTTTGGCGTCGGGCATGTAGATGTCCAACTCTCTAGGCTTCAAAATGGTGTTGTTACGGCGTTCTATGGACGTGTAGGTTTCGAGTAGTGCGGCCACGGCGTCTTCGCCTCTTGATTTGGTGTGGTTGCACCGTGTGCAGCCTATCTTGCCAGAGAGATGGTTAGACTGCGTTTGTTGAAAAACGCCGTGAACAGGGCACCTGATGTTGAGCAGCGACCTTGCGCCCGTATATTCAGTTTCGGAGTAGTCCCATCGCTCCCCCCAAACGAGTTGCGCCCGGCGAACAAAGTCGGCTTTTTCCGTCCTAGAGCGAAGACCAAACGCTTCGTGTTTGCAGCGCGGGCATCCGCGGCCCTGTATATGGTTGGTTGGCGTCTGGTAAAACACTCCGTGCGTGGGGCAGGAAATCGCAATCTTGGTGTGCGCTCCAGCATAGACTGCCGCATCGTAACGGTACCTGCCGGCGTGTACGTCAACCGCAGCGGCAATAAAGCCCTGCAGATCCGAGTATGCTCTGCGACGCGCAGTCTTGTGGCTGTACACACGCATTGTGTTTTCGCGTGAGCACTCTGAACAAGCGCCGATGGAGGTGAAACGCGGGGCAACGTGGCCTCGGGCGCACGGCTTGCCGGTGAAGTAGTGCTTGCTTCCAGTGGCGGCGGCTTCAGCACGAGAGGTGGGCAGCGTCATATCGGTGTGTAGCACTAATCTCTAAGATTTGCATACTAGCCGCTGCCGTGGCGCAGGTCAAGCCCAAAAAGAAAAAGGGCCCCAAAGGGCCCTTTTATACGGGTATTCCCGTATAAGATCAGGACGAACCGGGCCCTCCGTTACAAGGGCTGATGCCGTAATGTACCAGCGGTACCTCTCAAAGTCAACAGGCAAAGAAAAAGGGCCCCGAAGGGCCCCTTAGACCGAGCTAAGTGCGTGATTTTGCTGGGTTTTGCTCAGCTCGAACCGGGCGAGCCGAAGACCCCGAGAGGATCACTGACGCCGAATGAATACCTCTCACGCGCCTTGTAGCGGTTATTCCCAGTGTCGAAATCTTGGTCCATACCAGTAGACATCGACACGCGAACGAAGTGCTTCATGCCGTTTGGCACGTCGGTTTTTAGGAACCAGGCGTTGGTGTCGGTCAGGAAGTGGTTGACCGTGTACCCTTCGGGGATGGAGCCGTTGTTCTTCAGCGCGTTGATGTCGTTGTCCGTGGTACCGACCCGCAGAGAGGTCTCCAGAAGTCGGGTAGCCACGAACATCAGCGCAGGCGGAACAATCAGCTTACGCGGCTTGGCCGCGATCAGCAGGCCCTTCTCATCCGTCCAGCCAGCAATCTGAATGACCGCTGCCTCAAGCGAAGTCTCGTTGAGGTCCGCCGCCGTAGCCGGCCGGTTAGAGTTGGTACCCCCGCTGGTCAGCGGATGCGCGGTCGAAAACAACGGCTGGCCGTCGCCGTAAACGGTGGCGCTAGAGAAGCCGTTATTCAGGATCGAAGCCGCCTTGACCTGCTTGGTGTACGCCATTGCACGGGCAAGAGCCTTGGTGTACCGGCTGGAGAGACTGTCGTACAGGTTGTCTTCCATCGCCTCTTCGGTGATGGCGAAACCCATAGCGATGGTCTCGTGGTTGTAACGAGCGGTCCACGCCTCTTGAGCATTTTGGTACTCAAGCGCTTGACCTTCGTTCTTCACCGGGGCGGCACTGAAACCAGCAAGCTTGGTTTCTTCCTCAAAACTACGATCCGAAGACTCGGTTTCGTAGATTTCCTTGTGCTCTTCGCCGTAGCGCTTGTACTCCAGGCCGAACAGCGCGTTCAGTCCAGGGAGCAGTTCCTTGAGTAGTTGGGCACGAGAAATTGCCATGATTTATGCTCCTTAGACGCCCGCAGCCAACAGATAGCTGTGGAAACCGAAGTTCCAGCCCACGATGACTTCCGGGTAGCCCACGAAAGTAACCGAGGTGCCGCTAGCCGCCGTGACGTTGGCGCTGACCGTGATGGTCGAAGTGCCCGGAACCACGCCCGTAACCGTGAGGTTAGAGCCCGGCGAACCCGCCGTAGTACCAGACACACCAGCGATGATGCACTGCATACCCGGCTGAAGCCCGGCAGTGGACGCCACCGTAAAGGTCGCGGCACCAGCAGGCGAGGAGGTCAGGTTGGTCGTGACCGTCACCGCCGTATCCGGAACAAGCTGAATCACGCGCAGGCAGGGCGAAGTGCCCGCACCCGTACCGACAGTCTGCCGAATATTACCCGCGACCGAAGAGGCCACGGTCGGGTTGCCGCCAGAGACGCCCATCAGCGAGTTACCGCTGATAGAGCTACCAGCGTTACCTGCGACGAGGAACGCGTTGGAGCCGACGAACGACGGCGACATGTAGCCAATGACCGTGCTGGTATTGGCCTGAGTGTTAGCCGTGCCTTGGTTTTGAGCAACCACAACCGACCGGAACACCGCGTTGGGGTCATCCACAACGTAAGCGACCGCATCGGGGGCGTTCGTGCCCGCAGGCCAGAACTCGTTGCGAAGCTTACCGAAAAGCGGGCCGCTCGTAGCCGTGTACTCGGCACCGAGAAACACACCAACAATATCACCTGCCGTTGCAGCGGAGCGGGTATTGGCGTTGTACGGAGTAATTACCGTGTTACCGTTAGAAATACCGACCACATCACCATAGAACATGCCGGTGTTGTAGCCTTGACCAATCGGGATCATCCGGGTAGAACCTGCAAACGGAATACCTCCGCGCAAATTCACCGGCTGTAGCCCGTAAGGAGCATCAATGATAGGATACGGCATTTAAGCCTCCTAAGAGTTAGAACCGCGCCCGAACTTAACCTCAGTACGACGCTCTCGGAAGAGCGGCGCGCGGGAATCGTTCTGGCGCATGAAGTGATTGTCAACGCTTTCCAACTGGTTCTCGGCTTGTTGCCGATAGTAGGTGTCGCGTTGTTCCATGAATTCGACAGGGGTCTTGCAGAGAAGCAGTCCGCCAATCTCAATGCTGTCTGGGAAACGATTGGAGCTAGTGCCCAGAAGCTGGATTTCGGGGTGTTCTGAAGCCTTCACGGGCTCCCACCCCTCTTGGAACTTACCGGAAACATTGCTCGGATCACCAGCCCCCAGCGTACTGATGCGAATCCAGCGGAATGCGTATCCGGGCTCAGGCTTGGGGTCCGGAAGCATCTGCGGAGGCATCCACTTCTTGGGCCGTTCAGTCTTCGCGCGGGTGTCGAATTCTCGCGGGACTCGGGTTGGTTGTTCAGGCATTTTGCTTCCTCATCTCATCTGCTACCGCGCGGGCGTACTGCTCGTTAGTCAGTCCCAGCCGCTTAGCAATGTTGACTTGCGATTGCGTCAGCACGATCTTTTTAGGCGCTGTGCTGCGCGATACGGGGGCGACGACACTAGGCTTCTTTGCGGACCTATCTTCCTGTGGTTTAAAAGCACCAGGAAAAGTCTCACGCATCTCCTTGTCGATCCTTTTGTAGTATTCCTCAGATCCTACACGAACCCCTGATTCCGCAAGTTCTTGGTGGACCTCCAGCGCTACTGCGGTCATCCTACGGTTGGTCCCAAACCACGAATTTGACTTTTGCCACGCAAGTGCGTCTGGGTCGGGGGTGACGGCCGCAGGCTGCGGTCGGCCTTGCGCTTCGGGTTGTACCACACTTTCTTCAGGTGGCGCAAGCGTTTTGATGTTGTTGAACCGCTCCGCCCGGATCTTGGCCGCCGTGAGTTCTTCCTGCGCAGCAACAAACGCGTCAGTATCGCCCGCCTCATGCGCCGCCTTAAGCTTCTGCTTGGCCTGTTCTACCTCAGTGGCAGACACCTTCTTGGCCTGCTCCAGCATGACTTGCTGGCCCTGCCCGAGGCTGCCTTGGAGCTTCTTGTTCTCCTCAACCAACGACTGCGCAAGGCGGATCGCCTCCTCCTTCTCACGCTGCGCCGCCTCCTTCGCCCGACGCTCCTCGTGGTAGCCCTTGGAGAAGTGTTTGATGCGCGTGCGGACACTCTCGGTGTACTTTTCTAGCTCTTCGTCAGTGACCTCATTCGGAGGGTCAACCATTGGCGCGCGGCCACGGTCTGCCTCAGGCGTGTCGTCAACAATCTCAACCTCAGACCCCCCTTCTCCTTCGATCTCTACCTGAAAATCTTCGGTGTTGTCGTTGGTCTTTTCATCGGGGAATTGAAACTTGTCCATGTTCAGGCCCTCTTGATCCCACGCGGATCTTGAACAACTGCTTCGACAGAGTCGTCGTTAATCAGACGAAATTCCTGCCCGTGAATCTTGATCCTAGTGCCCGTATTTGGGCGAACTAGAACAAAATCCCCCACCTTGCACGACGGCCCATGCGGGAACCGCGTTTTGTCGGCGTACGCGTCTGGGCCCATCTTGATCACAAACAGCACGGGGCTCAGCACTTCTTCGTAGTGCATAGTCTGGCCGGCTTTGACCAGACCGCTCTCGTACTCCTCCTCGGCCTTCGGTAGTACACAAAGAAGGTGGTACGTCGCTGGATCAGGAATCTGCCGCGCTTTTTCTTCCGCGGTATCTGGCAGCACCGTAGTGCTCTCTCCGTCTGATAGAAGCAAATTATTCGTCATCTTGAAGTTTCCGCACGAGGTCGCTGAAATGGGTATGTGCGAATGAAAGACCCCGGATTTCCCCGCACATTTGTCGATACTCTGCGTAGTCTTTTGCCGCACCTGTAATAAGAGCCTGCGTAAGAGCATTTTGTCGCTCCTCAAGCTCTCGAAACGTGTGCTTCATTGCGTCTTCGGCCATCACTTCTCCTTAGGCTGCGAACGCGCCGCACGCTGCTCCGCCTGTTGCTGTAGCTTAAGCCGGTGCATCTGATCTTTGTGTGTCATTTCCTGCCGCGCTCTCGCGCCCTTGAGCACGATCTCTTGTTGCGCCGCAAGGGCCTTGGCCCGCGGATTGTCCTTCTGGATCTTGGCAGCCTCCAGCGCAAGCTTGCCCCTAGCGATCTCGAAGTCGCGCAAGCTGTCCTGGTCCTTACGGTCGCTGTCACGTTCCTTCAGTTCAAGTTCCTTGGCCTGTAGCTGTAAGGTGGGGTCTTGCGCCTGCTGCTGCGCCTGCTGCTGGGCCATCGCCGCGCGGTTCTGGATCATCGTCTGCTGCGCCGCAGCAGCAATCAGCGGTGCCAGTGCCTTCTCGTCCTCGGGCGCAAGCGGCGACTCGTTCTCGTCGTCCAGCGGGGGCAGCGGGGCGCCCAGCGCCATCTCCACTTGGGCCCGGTATGCAAAGGCCGTGTGCTCGGCAATGTGCGCCATCAGCGCGGCCATCATCTGCTGCGCCTGTGGGTTCTGCCCCAGCGTAGCCGCGATGTTGGGGTCTTGCATGAACGACTGGTGCGCCATCAGGTGCGCTTGGTGGTCTTGGTACGCGAACGCCTTGATGGGCCTGCCCATGAGCACACTCATGTTTTCCGTTACCGGATCGCGCGGCTTCTGATCGGCATCGACCGGGACGAGTTTGGCCGCGTTCTTGATCCCCAACACCTCCAGCATCTGTCGATGCAACTGCGGAAGGTCATAAATCTGCGGAGCCCCTTGCGCAAGCTGCAACGCAGCTTGGTACTGCATGATCCGCTGCGACATTGTTGCCGCGTTAGGATCAGAGACAGGAATGATCTCTACTACGTCATAGTCAGCCTGTTTGGCACGCGGAGTCGCGTTCTCGGGCGTGTATTCGTAGTCAGTCGGTGCAAAGTCACGAATGACCGACTTGAGCAGCCGGAACTCCATCCGGAGGCTCGCGTGCGCGCGGGCCTGTACCGCGCTCATGGTCTTCAACTGGCGCTCCAGCAGGGCCAGCGTGGTGCCCACGGGCGCCTGGGCGGACATGTCGGAGACCTTGAGGTCTGCGATGGCTGCCAGCCGCCTGCCCTCCTCCGTGATGCGCTCCAGCAGCGCTGCGAGCACCTGGGAGGGCTCCTTGTACGGCAGGGGCATGATGTTGTCGCGGACGCTGCCCGAAGGCACATCAACGTCGCGGAACTCGCCCGGCGCGATGGGAGTGTCGTCCCCCTTGATCCGCAGGCCGCGCGTCTTGAGTCCCCCGGGCAGGTTAGCGAGCGAGCCGGCATCCACAAGCTGGCGAATGAGCGACGTGCCCGCGCGGGCGTAGCCACCGATGAGGTGGATGAACCCAAGGCCATACGCGCCAAATCCCGGCACGAACGTGTACTGCACAAAGTGCTGCCGCTTCTGTCGCTTGGGGTCGTCCTCCTCCCAGTTGCGCCGCACCGCCAGCACCTTCTGCGTGCTCCGGTCGATAGTCACGACGTAGGGCAGCGCAAGCCCCTGGGAGTCCTCTTTCAAGTCCCAATCAACGTGAACCTCCAGCAACTGATACCGCTCATCGTCGTTGAGCGAGTAGCCTTGCTCTTCCGCCTTTTTCTTCTCGATGTCGGAGAAGATGCGTGTGGGCTCCCCCAGATCGGCCTCTACGTAGAACCCCGCAGCCTGTAGCCGCTTGATGTCGTTCTTGGTCTTACGCATGATGTGCGTGACCCGCTCGGCGGTGTAGATGTCCGACGCCCCGTACGGAATGATCAGGTCTTCTGCCGGCACGAACGGCGCAGCCGGCAGCTCCGTGTTCGGGTCAGGGTAGATTTTCTTGAACGCCGACCCAGCAAGCCCCAGCGAGTACAGCAACCGCTCATGCTCGGAGCGGTATGACACCATGCGCTCGGTCAGCATGTAGTTCATGTCGTCGCGCACGCGCGCCGCCGCTTCCTCTTTCAATTTGTCGATGGCACCGATGATCTGCGTCTTGACCGGCCCTTGCGCCGGGAAGGTCTCGATGATCATCTCGCTCTGAAACCGTACTGCCGCTTCGGTCAGCAGGGGGGAGAACACCCCGCAAGCACCGGACCAGGGCTCGGTGCGCTCCTCGTACTTCATCCCCAGCACTTCCAGGCCGGCGATATACATTTCCACCCATTCTTTGCGAGAGTTGATGTCGGAATCTACCAACTGAACAAGCTCACTCGCGAGTTCTTCAAGAACGTCGGCGCCAAGACTCTCCGCAAGATTGGCGCTGAACTCCTCGGGGAGTTCTTCTGCTTCGGCTTCAAGCACGACTTCTGCACCCGCAGGTTCTTCTAAGGCAACCTCGATCTCAATCGCCGGTTCATCAGAAAGCGCCAGCGCGTCTTGCGGCATCAGATTCTTGTCAATCATTGCGTTTCCTTAGTAATACGCCGCCCTGCGGGGTCGATTTAGGTATTCGGGATCGCGGTAGTCGGACGGGAGGGTTATGAACCCACCTTGACGGTAGCGGGATAGGACCATCGACAAACAATCGACTAAATCGTCATGCGTCCCGTACGGGAAGGCAACCGACTGCTCAATCACTTCTTCAGCCCAACGGCGACCTTCTGGGTACCAAACCATGCCAGAGCGAATAATATCAGCAACGGCGTTCAAACGAGCAATTTTATCCCCAGTACCCCTATTAGGCGTGAACTCTTGCACTGGGATGCCCATACGGCGCAGTTCTTGGTATAACGGAATGCCGCTAGACTTTTTTTCCACAATAAATGCGTCAGGCTCCCACTCTTTCCACTCTTGAATCGCCAAATCTTTGAGTTCTGGGAACTCTACGCGGACGTTTATGGCGTTTAAAAGTATGATATGCGGGTTTCCGTCAGTAAGTTCGTCGTCAGAAAAGACACCAAAAGTCAGTATAGCAGTGTAGTCGGCGCGATTTGTCTTCTCAGCCGCTGCATCGAGTGCCATTATAACGTACTCGCACTTGGGGGGATCTTCTTTCTTCCACGAACGCCACCAGTCGCGCTGGATGATGGCACCTTGCTCCCCCGTGGGATTCTGCATGTACTGCGCGTTCCACTGGAACGCTGGCATCGACGCCTTTGTACGTGCAAGGGCCTCTAAATCGAACTTCTCAGGCCACAACGCCTTTTCAACCACCCTCTCTTCACCTTCAGGAGTGGTTGTTTTGGTCGTAATTATGGCTGGAAACTCAAAAATCTTGTACTGGTCTGCTTTGGGGTTGTTTGCTCCGTCCTTAATTAGGTGCCCAATCAGATCCGACTCGTGCCATCGGGTGTGGACCACAGCAATCCGCCCCCCTGACATGAGGCGCGTACGGGCACCAAACGCAAACCACTGATATGCCTTCTCTAGCTCGTCAAAATTACCCGATAACAGATCCTGTTCCGAATGCGGGTCGTCCACCAACAGGAGGTCGGCCCCCCGCCCAGCCAAAGCTGCGCCTACTCCGCATGCATAGAACTCCCCCCCGTAACTGGTTGACCATCTGCCCGCACTTTTTGAGTCGGCAGCCAGCGTAACCCCCGGAAAAATACTAGCGTAACGCGGATCTGCGATGATATTTCGCACCTTCCGGCCAAAATCTACTGCCAAGTCGCCAGTATGCGACACCATTAGAACCTTTTTGTCTGGAAAACGCCCCAAAAACCAAGCGGGGAAAAGGGTGCTAATTAGGTGCGAGTTGTGCGTTACCGTCAAATTCTTCCCAACAACGTACAGTCCGTCCTCCCGTTCTACTTGAATGCAGTGGCCGAGTTCTTTCTCTTCCGTAACGTAGACATTATTAACAGTATCTAAGTATGGTTCTTTGAACGGTCCTGTGATCTTCTTTCTGTCCAGCATGGTAGGCACCGGACTATTGGGTTGGAACCCTACCGTATAGACGACTTGCCTCCCTTGAATGCCAGAACTAGACAGTGTGGGCTGCTGTTCGGTAACGTATGGGCGAAAACCCAATGATGTAGCGACTTCGTGGATGTCTTTTGCTAGATCCTTAGACACAGTGACGATCCGTACCCTACCAGTACCCTTATCTACGTGCCCATCAGTGTCAATCAGCCCAGCTAATAGTTTTTTACGCTGCTCGACGCTGCCCAGTTTATACATATTTGGGATGCGTTTTACGTAGTATGTGCCGGCAGCTTCTAGAGCAGTGCGTAGTCTAGATATCTTATTGTACCCTGCTTCTTCTGAAGCAGCGAAGCTCACTGTCGGGATTCCGGATGCAGAGTGAACACTTCTAGCGGTTTCGTTAAACCCGTGTTGCTCAAAGCACGGCGCAACAACGGCCATGTCTTCTGCAGACATGGTGATACATACCTTACCAGCAGTGCCGTCACCAAGCCATACGCCTAACAGGTAGGGATCGAGGGGTACATTTTTTTCTTCGTACTCAAGCGCATGCGTCTTAGGGAGTGCATATAGCGCTTTAGAGCCTCTTTCGCCGCATTGCCCCGACCATAACGCACGTATTCTGCCTTGACCCCGCGGATCTTTCATAGGCTCGCTGAATTCACTAGACTCGTAGGTGCGCCAAGTCTTAGTAGGTTTGTAATACAGCGTCCATTCGTGGTTGCGGTGAACCTTGATCTTGTCTCCATTAGACATAGCAAAAACCACGTCTGCTACACCTTTTTCCGACACAGCTAGAATCTTAGTGGGTTTACCATCGGGGCCATATACGTAGTCCCCCACTTTAAGCTCACCATGTGTCTTCCAACCTGACGGCGTTGGTACTGGTGTGCTATCAGCGCAAAGTTTTCCGTGCCGCGGCGGAATTGACACCGCAATACGATCTTCGATACCAAAAGCCACCTGAGTTAGAAGTTCTGCTAGTTTTTTATGGTGCGGAGCTACGATATACGTAGGGTCCATGTGCTTACAGAACTCAATAAGACTAGTTTGGCACAGTTTTGCGTTATTACGACGCTCTAGTTCTTCAATAATCGCTACGATCTGGGCCTGTTCTTCGGGAGAAAACTGGCTGATGTTGGCAGCCAGGGCTTCCAACTCCATCTGGTCCATATTTAGCCACCCAAAATCTGCCGCACATCTGGGATTTTGTCCGGCTGAAGCTGAGTGTTCTTGATAGTAGGCATCAGAATTTTCGCATCTTCTACGTTTTGCTTATCTACCAGTTTACGGATCTTATCTCGCAAAGACTCTTCGAGTTCTACTGTAGAGCGGTTGTTAACAGTGATTTCGGTACGGTCGGTAAACAATCCGACGTTACTAATTTTGCCAAGTAGCTCCAGCGCCTTCATACGAATGCGCGCGTCCATATTTTCGGACTCTACAACCAGCTTATTAGTTACAAAATTGCGCAGGCGTTTAGCGTCATGCACTATTTCCATGTCGTAAGCGGACAGGATTTGCTCGACGTATAGGGCGCCTTCGGGCGTACTCATGGCTGATGCTGCTTCTGCCGCCACGATATCTTTACCTTCGGCAGCTTTACGAAGAGCGTTGTGGGCGATAGTTTGCACAAACTCGATGTCCGGTTGGTCTTCGCAGCCCTCCGCCTGAAGAAGCAGGGCCGCGTTACAGGCAGCCTTGGCCCGCCTGCGTAGCTCTTCGTATGTGAGCGTTGGCAGCGAGACTCGGGTCGGCAGGGGGACGAACGATTCGGCGTTGCAATCGATCATGCACCTCATCCTATACGGAATTTTTATGCCCTGCAAGGGGGATTTTGAGACTCCTCCCCCGGGGGGGGGTTCTGTATTTACGGGGGGTGGGGCTGGTTGTGCGCAGTTTATTTTTGTTCACCCTGCCGTTGTTGGTTTTGTTTGCGCGCCCCGTCGTATGTTTCGCTTGCTAGTTTTGGTTGCGCCGTTTTGCGCGTGGGGATTGTTTGTGCGGAATACAGCGCGAAGCGCGACGCCGGAGTCCCAACGCATACAAGGGGGGTCCGGGGCGGGTGAGTTACCCGCGGATAACTAAAAAACACGCGTTTCCCTAGAGTGTAGGTGTACGATACACCTATACAGTACCGGACTGATTCCGGCGCGACACTAACGGAGTTATACCATGTCGCAGAAGTTCAACGCCGCCCCGATTGTTGAAGGCATCGCCGCGCTTGCCGTGGCCGGGGCTTCCTTGGTTGCAACCATCATTGAGCAGCGCGAAGCCGCGGGAGACAACTACGACCCCGAAGCCGCGGTGGAAGCCGTGACCGAAGGGATCGCCGCCCGGGTTGCCGCGGGGGATATGGACGCAGCATCGGCAAAAGTGAAACTCTCGAAAGTCAGGCGCATGCTGGAGTGCGACTTCAGTATTCTGGTGGATTCCGCCGCGGAAAGCGGCGGGGGGATCAATGCCACGGTTGCCCTGATCCGCAAGGCAACGGGGCCGAAGCCCGGAGCCGGAGCCGGGCGCCCGAAGGGTAAGCCCGCGGCGAAGCCCGAGACGAAGCCCGAGACGAAGCCCGAAGGGTTGCAGAATATCGATAGCGCATGGGCGCAGGCTTTGGAGGCGATGCGGGCAAAGGTACCGGGCCGGAAGGCTTGGCCCTCCGAAGATATCGTTGCCTTCCAGGAAAGCGCCGCTCGCATGCTCGCGCTGCTGAAGCGTAACGCGAAGTAATCTTGGCCCGCAGCCCCGCAGCCCCGCGCTGCGGGGCTTTTTTTCGCCCGGTCGGGACCGGGTGTCAAGAGCACGCGAGCGGCACGCCAGCACGCAAGCGCGGCGCGCATAGGGGGCGGTTACCCGGCGGGTAACC